GCAATGAGTGATTTACACGCTCGGGCATACGCATCGCGTTCTTCCGCGATCATGTCCGCAGCCATTGTCTGTTCTTTGCGCCCCGCCTCGGCGTTAGCCAAAAGACCATCCATGCTCGTCAACCGCTTGAACTGCGCCTCAAGCCTATCCTTGAGCCGCGCATTCTCCTCGCGCAGCTGGACGAGCGCGGCGGTCATGATTTCTCCGCTTTGGCAACTTCGATGTACTTCTGGATGGCGTGCTGGGCTTTCTTCAAGTCCTCCACGCCACCCTTATCCCGCCAGCGTTCGACCCACTTCGTGATGATGTACTGAAACGGGTCGTACTTGAGCCGCCAGGCTCTGTCCCAGTGTTCCTCCCCACCCTTCTTGTAGTGCTCCCCACCGATCTGGATAGCATTGGCGCCAAGTACGGCATCCCGTATTCCAGACTCTTCAGCAACTAGCTTTGCAACGCTTTCTGGCGCCGGTAGTTGTTCGTAATACTGGCACTCCGTTCGGTGCTCAGGCTTCTTCTTACCGCAACATCCCCAATAGTCAGCACTCATAAAGTTTACCTCACATCTTCCGCAAATAGTTGCCCAGGGCGAATTGGCTTGGCCGCACTCGCTACACTTCCAAGCCCCGAATGGAAGTGGGGTATAACTCATTTCTCCATCCTCCGAGTGATCCAGAGGCGGCAACCTTCTTGCCAGTCCTCGTCGTATATGTTACTTACGTGGTGAAGAGCAAGATTGTCATTACCATCCTTGTGGGCCAGCCAGGCCAGAGCCATATGCTGAGCATTATCCCTAAGAATCCTGCAAGTATAAGGCTCAGAGGCGTCCAGACCCTCTTCAACGAATCGTTGAGCCTCATGATACGGTAGAGTTGAGGGGGAGAAGCTCCACCGGGCAAGGGCCGGCCTTGTCTGGTACCATCTGCTTGGAGTGGGGGAGAATTTGTCTTCCCAGCCCTCGTAGACATGAAGGTTGTTCGTGAATTGGTGGTATGTACCCACCGGGAGGTCGGCCGCATGAGCGATATACTCCTGTAGGATTGACATGTGGACTACGTTGGCGCCGAGGGCGCCCCAGACTAGATCGTTCGACCTGTTACAGACGGTCATGTCGAGCCGACCGTCAACTTGACGGAAGTACACGTGAGTGTTGCAGGGGATGTCCTTACTGCTGGAGCCGAGGTCGAATTGAGGATCCCACATCGTCAGGACAGCCCGACGAGTCTTGGGATCCTTCTTCAGCATCTCAACGATTTCGTGAAGCTGGTCGTCCCAGTGATAGATCCACCGGAACCCGTAGGCGCCATTCAGGGTCACGCCGTCGTCGCTGTACTCCCTGATTTGCTTAGCGAACTGCGCCGGGAAGTCTACATTCTCGCTCCCCGCCAGCATCCAGATCGCCTCCATGTAGTGGAAGAACGGGTTGGCGTCACGAACGGGGTCGAACAATACCCGCCGGTACGGCATTGTATGGGAGATAAGCACCGGCCCTTGATACGCCAGGGCACGTCCGTTTCTTGTTTCTTCCCATTCGCAGAAAGACATCTTGTTAGCCTGCATACTACTGTAAGCCGCGTTAATATCGCTGTAACCAATAGCTAGGGGGATCATTTAGGCTCCTTGATAACCTGAACGGGGCTTGCCTTGGCCGAGCTTGACCCTCATGTATTTGTCAAACTCGCAGAGGCAGTTTTGTACATCCTGAAGGCATAGGTGTTCCAACTTGGCCGTCACCCGAATGTTCCGCATTTCCTTGAGTCCCTGTTCCTGCCCGACGGGGAACTTGAGATCGCGGCCATATATACGGTTGAGGCCGCGGGCACTTCCCGGCCCCACCGCTGCCCAGGTCATCCAGTCGATAGCGCCCTTGAGGTGTACAGTATGTTTCAGGTCGGCTATGACCTGACCAGCTATGAACGGTCCGACGCAAGGATACTTCATGCCGATGATTGACTCCCAAGACTTCTGTATGGACGACTCGGGGAGCATGGGCGGGTGGAGAAAGTAGCTCTCAGCGTTACCTATTACCCAAGCATTCTTCCTGACCCCAGTCGGCCCCGCCGTGATCATGTAGGCCCCTGTATATACCTTCTTCCCCGCAGCCTGGATCTCGTCCATCACAGCCAGGTAGCGGTCTGGATCCCACGTAAGGGGGAAGTCCAGCACGCTGAGCGTGGCCGGCCAATTGATGGTACGGGCGAAGATCATGGCCGGGACGAAGTTGGGGTGATCCCAGTAACGCTCGTGCCTCCAGTTAACCCGCATCCACTTGGTGACCCGATCATCCTCCCGCCGCACGTTACAGAACTTGTACGACCGGAGAATGGGGTCATCCGTCCATGGCTTGCGGACGTGGGCATCCTTAAGCGTGCGGACTTCCTCCCGTTCACGCACCCAGTATTGCAGCCAGGTGATCTGGTCAACGAGCATCGTGGTACCTATACAGGCTTAGGATTTCTTGCGTTGCACTCTTGTAGTTGATCGTCACGACCGGCCTATGAAATTCATTTATTAGTCGTGACTCTAGTCTTTCAATTTTAGCCACACGTCCCACCGTATTTGCGGGGTTGAGGGGCTTTGTATTTCCTCTGGCCAGTCGTCGAGCCTGTACCCTAGCCAGACAAACTTCGATGGGGGTATCAAGGAAGGCGAAGATGTGCCGGTCACCGAACTGTTCTGACACTTTGCCGATGCGCCCATAGTACTCAGATCCAAGCAACCCTTCATAGAAGACATGGCCGAGGTTCCCGTAGTGTTCAAGAAGTCGAATGTGGTCGTCGACATTTGAGAGACTGTCCAGACCGCCGCAGGTGGCCGTGTACGGCCCCAGTATGAAGAGCGGGTTCTTGTAGAGCCACCTGACCTCGTAGGCTTCAGGCTTACGGGAGGCGGGATTGAGGATCGTTCTGACCATGTCGGCGTCCTTCATCAGTTCTCGGGCGACAGTGGTCTTGCCGGACCCCGACGTGCCGTGCAGCTTAATTATGCATTTCATCGCGTCACCCACCAGAAAGTCGCGGCTCCCATGATGAAGCCCACGAGAAATATGAATACCATAAACCAGGCCAATTGCTTAGCATCTTGCTCGAAGGGGTGACTCATTTCTGCTCCTTGATAGCGTTGAGGAATGCTGCTTGGGTCGCGTCCTTTTGATACAGTGTCTTGGCTACTGTTCGGTCGAGGGTCTTGTCCGCGAGAATACGGTGAACGAAAACGCGGTTGCTAGGTTGCCCTTGACGCCAGACGCGCTTGTAGAACTGATGGTAAAGATCCAGGTCCCAAGTGAGCCCATAGAACGCGACATGATGACACGCTTCTTGGAGGTTAAGTCCGTGCCCGGCAGAAGCTGGATGGGCGAGCAGCACGGGGATGTCCCCACGATTAAACGCATCGATGGTGGTGTCGAGCTTTGTACCAGACATACCCGTAAGACACGGCGCATCGGGAAACGCCCGTTGTATCCGTGTAAGGTCGTGCTGAAACTCGTATCCCACAAACACCGGATTTCCCTGTAGTTGCTCAACCAAGTCCACAAGAGCCGCCGTCTTGGCGTCGTGAATGTGGTGGGCGAAGTGGGTTTCGTCATACACGCCTCCGTTGGCTACTTGTCGACACTTACTACCTACCGCCGCAGCGTTCGTACTCAGGATAGTGCTGTCCCCCACTTGTACCAGGAAGTCGTCCTCAAAGCCCTTGTAGATGCTACGGGCGTTGGCGGGCAACTCGATGTAGATGTCGTCGAAGATCAGCTCTGGCATGTCGAGGTGATCCTCGGCGGCCAGCCGCATTACTGATGGCTTGATCCGCTCCTGGATCTCTTCAGCTGCTCCTTGCCGTAGCCGCCACTCGTATCCGCCGAACCCTGCGGAATAGAAGAACATGGCTCGATAGTGTGTGATGAACTTTCCAAGCGTAGCGCCTTGATCGCAAATATACATCTGCCCAAACAAATCCATGTAGCCATTTGGAGCAGGCTCCCCGGTTAGGATCAGTCGTTTCTTGAACTTGCCCAGGAACGGCTTGAGAAGCTTAAACCTGGCCGTCGAGTAATCTTTGAATTTCGTGGACTCATCGATGACCAGTACTTGTACGCCGAGTTTCCTGATCCCATCCTTCGCCATGAACCATTTCAGCCCCTCGGGATTGATTAGGTAGATGTCGCACTTTAGGTTCAGGTTGTCGTCCTTCGCCTCGCCATGAAGGATCGTGTATGAGAGGTGGCTGAAGTCAGTCCACTTCTTGATCTCATCCGGCCACACCTTGTACATGGGCCGGATGGGGGCGATGACCAGAATGGGGCCGATGTCCGTATGACCGCGCAGATACGTCGCGGCGGCCAGCGTTGTAGATGTCTTCCCCATACCTGGATCGAGGAAGATACCAGCGTTGGCGTGCTCCAGAACGAACCGGAGCGCCTCCATCTGGTATGGCTTGGGCGTCCAGGGCTTGCTCATAGGTCGGCCAGAAACGTGCCCTTGGGTACAAGCGGAGGCATCATGCTAATCATCCTCTGAGCCTTGTCGCCGTAGCCCTGTAAGGCTTGACGCTTGTCCAGAATATCCGCCCCCATCCAGTTGCCCTTGTACTTGGTCGTCTTCCATCCGCACAGGCTGGTCTCGACCTCGGCTGGGCCTACAGGCCGGTCGAACATCGGAGCAGCTTTGAGCCCAAGCAGGTTCACCCGTTCGCAGAGAGCGTTGAATCCGTACTCGTGCGACACATCAGGGTACATGAGCTTCACTGCCCGAGCAGGTTCGGTCGGCAAATTCCTGCTTAGACCGTCGTAGCTGAGGATCGGGATGCCCAAGCACCGGTCCATATAGTCGCAGATCTTAAGCTGGAAGTACGGCCCGAACTGGTTAAGATGACGCTCGCAGTTCGACTTGACGCCCTTGTACGTCGTGGGGAAGCCGAAGAAATTGACTGGATCAGGCGAATACTTGCGCATCGCCTGTAGTGCTTCCCATCCGGCCACGCCCCGGAAGTGCCGACGCTCTGACCCACGGGGAGCAGTCGGGTAGATGCGCTCTAGGTGATTCCAGAACTCTCCACCTTCATAGTCCGCAGCTTGGGCGGCGGTGCCGGTATGGTAGAAAGCCAACATGCCGACGCAGAACTTGGTCGCCCATGCGTGCCCAAATTCTCGGGCTGCTCCGACTACCGCCCAGTAGACGGGATCGCTGTCTCCTGACCAGATGTCTACCGCAATGAACTCCTCAAACGACCTTGAAACCTTGGGTAAGGTTGTCGATA